GGAATCCAACACAGCTATATACATATAACATTTGCTTATATCAAGTACTCCTGCTGAGTTTTCTCTCATCATAAAAGCTTGGCAATTTGGTATAGCATCACATAAATTTTCGCAATTATTGCTTCCATCTATTGCTTCATAATATAAGGATGCAGATGATGCTGCTGTTAATGGTCCGCTTCTAAAGTCATAAAATCGGGTTTCTCTACTTTTACAAATGTCTACATATTTATTAACATTAAAAGTCTCTACAATGGTATCGGGTTTAATATGCAAACTATTTTGAATAATACTTTGTACAAGTATTAAATCGTTCAAATATAATAAATATACACATGTTATTACTATAAATAATATTAAACCTTTTTTTAATAAACTTTTGATATTTTGATTATTAAATCTAATCTTGCTTTTCATATTATTTTAATATTTTAATATATAATATTAAAATATTTATATATGTATATATTTATAAAATAATGCTTAACTAGATATAATATATATTTTATAAAATATATATATAATAGTTATTCCTAAAACATATATTAAATGTTGAGAATTTCTATTATATAATATATAAATTAAAAATACAATTACAAACATTGCATATAAAAAATCGATCAAGTTTGATATAAAATTATTGCTAATATTGCTAGTGTTATGGTTATTATAGCTACTATTATGGCTACTATTATGGCTGCTATTATGGCTACTATTATGGCTGCTATTAATAGTTGATTGCTCACAATTGCAGTTCATGCTGTTGCAATCACATTTAATTTTGCTACAATTTCCATTAATACATCCTAAATAATCTATGGAATCAACTATTGAACTATATGAGTTACTATTTATAGCATTAGCATTATTATTTTGAATTAACACTTCTTTTGAGTTTAATAAATTATTATTTTGATTAACATCTTCATTTAATTCTTCACTATAAAATAATATTTTATTTTCATTTATCATATTATTATAATACTAATAATATAATAATATATATTTTTTTGAATAATATATTTTTTTTGAATAATATATTATTCTCATTTTCTCTCATTTTTTCCTCATTTTATTATAAAGAAATAATGCACTAATAATAATTAATATTAAGATTATGTTTTCAACTATTTTAAATTGTGTTAAAAAGGTTGTATCGTCTAATCTTCCATTATTGGCTCCGCCAAATCCTAATAAGTTATTAAGTTCTTTATTTCTATCTTTTATTCTTACATTTAATGCAATTATTGTTTCCGTGTCAAATTTATTTAAATAGTTTATAGAAGATATGTCTCTGCTAATATCATCTAATCTATTAAATAAGCTTTCATAAAATTGTTTTAATTTAATAATTTGCGCATCTAAATATATTTCATTATTTCTGGTAGGACTGCATATATATTCTCTAAATGAGGTTGCTAAAGCTCCATTGTTTACAAAGTTTACAGTGTCAATCATTATTAACCCTTCATAAGCTTTTAGTGGGACAATATAATTTTTATATAGTGCAGGATCTTGTATAATAATATTTCGATTACTTTCATTAAGTATAGGTTTTTTATAATAAGCGTAATATTGCTTAGGAGCATAAATTTTCTTGTCTACAGAATATTTGAAGCATTTTTGGTCTCCGACCGCAAAAGCGTTATTATATAATAAGTTATTGCATGTATCTATTGGGCTAGTTTGTTTAGTAAACGGATTAAAGGTTGTGTTAAATAAATTGAAAGCTTTTTCTATAATTGAGTTGTCGCCTATTACGGAAGGTTGGGCGCTATCTGGTTTGGGTATATAACAATTAGTATATTTAATATTGCTAGGTCCAAGTGAAATATCATTAACTAAAAAAAAATCGCTATTATTTCTTAAAGCCTGTATTTCGCAATTTCTCACGCTTGTTGTAAGATATTTTTTATATGAGTTAAATAAAGTCGAATTAAAGCTCAATTCAGTGGTAGCAGCAGGTTTTAAATAACAATCATCAAACATAAATAGCTCCTGATTATTCATTAATCTACTAATATATATAGTTATTATATTACTATATATAATAAATTTTGTAATATAAATTTTGTAATATAAATTTTGCAATATAAATTTTGCAATTTCTTTTTTATTTAATATAATTTACAAATCCTATAAAAATCGGCTTGAATGGCTGTTCTGCTAGAGCGTTCAATTTTAACAACATCATCGGGGCGAATTCCTAAAACTAGCGATACTGGGCTGAAAAATGAGATATCTGGTATTTGTGTTTTATCCATAATGTTATATTTTTTCATGAATGCTTCTTTTTCGTCTAATGAAAGCAGTGTGTGTTTTGGTACTAAACAATGTTTTAATATATTAAACTGTAGGCGTTTAATATTTAGTAAGGACACATAAATGTTTTCCGAAACCCAAATATCTTTAATGTTTTCTATCATAGTATCATTTGGTTCATCTTTAATAATAATCATTAAGTCATCTTTTTTTTCTAATATTGTTTCAATATGAAAGAGATCTTCTACAATATCATAAATATTTTGCGGCTTTATTAGCTTATTAATATAGAATTTTACATATATTTTTTTTCTTGTATTATCGTTTTCTAATAACATGTCTAGCTGATTATTTTCTAGCAATATACCGATTTCAGTAATGCCAAAATTTGAATATTTGGTTATATTAAATCCTCGCTCTTGCAGAATTTCTAATAAAATTTTGCGGGAATTATAAATGCTAATAATAAAGCTATTACTATTTGTCATAATTAACTTATATTAATATATTATCTTTATTATAATTAATTTCAATTATAATAATAATTAATTTCAATTATAATAAAAATTAAATATTATTTTTTTACTTTTTGGTTAGGACAATTGAGAGTCTAGAGCATGGGTCTTTGGCCATTTTCATATATTAAAGGAACTGGCATAACCACACCTTTTTGCCTTTCAAAAAAGTCTTTTAGTTCTAATGTTCTAATGCTTGGAGTAACAGGTGTGCAAGGTGTTTCTAGGTTTGTTGATCCAATACCTCTTAGTTGCGATTCTATATCTATAGCATTATTTGCCAATGCATCTCTCGAAATATGGCTAGGACTATATCCAATTGAAGGAATACATTCGCTAATAGGCCTTCCACTAGATGAATGTAAGTAGAGCTTTTCATGTAAAATTTTCTCATAATTGGATTTTTCTAAATTGTAATTTAATTGGCTATTTTTATTTCTAGTAGAAGACATGTTATTATATAATCTATATTATTTTTTTATTTGTTTTATTTGTTTTATTTGATTTATTTATTTTTATTTGTTTTATTTGATTTATTTGATTTATTTGTTTTATTTGTTTTAAAATAAAAGTTCTCCAAATTTCTTTAAGTAGTTTTCATATATTAAACTAAAAGGGTTTTTTAGGCCCCTTTTTTGACAGAAAAAGGTTTGTGACCTTTTATGGTCTGTAAATTATAAAGGTTTTTATATGTGTTTTTTTTCTGAAAAATATTTTCAGGATTTTTTTCAAAAATGGACATACTTTTCATGTCCTATTTTATATAATACAACCTTTTATAGAATTTTTTGAAAAAAACCGGTTTAGACCATTAAGCTCTCAAAAACATTTTATATGTGTTTTTTTTTCGCATCATAAATTTTTTTTTAAAAAATAATTATATAAAAAAAGTGTTTAGGGGTTTTTTATGTATCAATTATATGGTATAAATGGATACAAAAATTTTACCCAAAAACCCCATTTTTTTTTGTTGTGAATTTTGTGACTTTGTATCGTGTAATAAAAAAGATTATGGCAGACATTTATCAACCCAAAAGCATAAAAACCGACAAAAAGATACAAATGATATAAAAAAAACCCCATCAAAACCCCAGACTATTCACATGTGTAAAGTTTGCAATAAGTCATATAAATACAGCTCGGGACTTTATAGGCATAAAAAGAAATGTATAAGTGATGAAAACACGAATTCAAATGATATGTTAAATAATCAATTAGCTTTATCGAAAGAATTAATAATGAATGTTGTAAAAGAGCAACAAAACCAGATTAAAGAATTAACGGCTACAATAAAGGAATTAATACCAAAAGTGGGAAATAATATAACTACAACAAATCAGAAGTTTAATATTCAAGTATTTTTAAATGAAAAATGTAAAGATGCGATTAGCATGAGTGATTTTATTAAATCAATAGAGGTTAGTTTACAACAGCTTGATTATACAAAACATAATGGGTTAGTAAATGGATTAAGCAATGTAATAATAGAAAATATAAATAAACTAGGATATTATCAGAGACCGATATATTGCAGTGATATAAAACGAGAGTCGCTCTATATTAAGGAAGCCAATAGTTGGGAAAAAGACATTAACAAGGAAAAAATAAAACGAGCAATAAAAGATGTATCAACCAAGCAATTTTTTGCATTAAGCAAATGGACAAAAGAAAACCCGGATTTTCAAAATAATGAAAATAAACAAGATTATTATACCCATACATTAGTTGCAATAGCAAACAATAAGGAAAATAACGAAGATAAAATAATAAAGAAACTATGCAATAGCATTTATATTAAAGAATGATTATTATGATTATTATGATTATTATGATTATAATGATTATTATGATTATTACGATTATACATTATTTGTGATTATGTTTTAATAATGACAAATAATGACAAATAATATTATAGTAAAATTATATTTTTAAGATCATCAAAATACGTTTTTGATGTTTCTTTTTCATGTTCATTATTTTGTTTTTTTTCATTTATATATTTACTTAAGCATTTATGAAATGTTTCAAAATATTCGTAACTAAAAAGAAGCTGAAATAGTGTATTATTATTGTGTTCATTAATCATGAACGCTATGTTACTATCTTTATATTTTTCTTTTAATAATACTAAAATGGCCTCTAACTCAGTGTTGTTTTGCAAAAAATAACCTATTTTTTCAATATGTGTTGTCAATATTGTATTATCATAATTGGCAATTTTGAGTGCTTGTAATAATTGTAGTTGATAGCACAAATTTCTATCATCATAGTCATCATGTAAGTTATATGTAGTTAAAAATGTGCTATCATAATTTATATTATTTATGTTATTATAATAAGTGCTAATAGCGTTAGGTAACATAATATATTATATTATTTATATTATGTTACAATATTTATATTGAAAAAAAGTAATAATATATTCTCTCTATTTTCATTTAGTTTTTCAATTTTTAACCTACATTTTATTTAATTGTTGTTCCAATTCGCGAGCTTGTGCTCTATAATTATACCTATTATGAGTATTTAAAGCCCATTGTGCATCACTAATTTCATCTTCTAATTTTTGTTTGTGACCCCGTGTCATTCGTACACTTGTGCCGTTCTTTGCTGTTCTATTTTTTAATTGTGCTTGATTATGCGCAATAATAGCGTTGGCATCGGCAATTTCTGCGGCTTCACGAGCAGCTAAATGTTGCATTGTTTTAAGCCTTTTCATGATTTCTGCTTTTGATTTCAATCTTTTTCTATACGTTCTTTGTATTTGGGTAACAAGTTTTGTTCTAGGGCTTAAAGAGCGTACTTTTTTTGTTAAAAATCTTTTTCTAAGCTCTCTAAATTTTCTGGTTCCAATATTTCTTAACTTTTTTGTATTTTTAGCCACTATGTTAAATAATGCCATATGTTATAATATAATATAATATAATATGTTATAATATAATAAAACAACTTAAACACTTTTTAACAAACTATATATGCACTTTTTCTAAAAAGCCCGCTCATTGCTTATCTTGGTTACGCGCAAATTCACGCGCACTCATACCTCCGCGCTGCCAACCTTTCATAGCATCATCCTCTATTTTGTAAGCACTATTTGATACGGTTTCTTTTACGCTATCAATTAATGGGTAATTTTGATAGTCTGAAAAGGACTGCTCCATTATATTATTAACCGTTTTTTTATTTAAATCAAATTGACCGGTTCTTAATTGGGTTTCTATTGTGCAGTCTCCGTAACCTTTTCCTAAATATGGCACAGTTATGAAGGGTCTTGTTACTAATGACAATTTACAAGCAGGCCGCGAAATATGGGTATACTTTAAATCATTATTTACCTCTATTTCGCACCCTTTAACGCCTCCTTCATGCGAACCTTTGTAAAAAACATTGGGCTGACTTAAAGCAAAGTCAATGGCCGTTGACATAGGACATGATGGATAAAAGTTTTCTAAATTGTAATTTGCTTCACTAATATTTTGAATATTGCGCTGATCTATAGCAGGATTATCATTGCCAATTCTGGACATAGCATCAAAAGTATATGGATAAGCTGTTGTAGATGTCATTTATATGTATTTAATATATTATTTTTTAAATATTATATTAAAATTTATATTAAATATTATATTAAAATTACTATTAAATATTAAATATTAAATATTATATTAAAATTTATATTGAAATTAATATTAAATATTAAAAACTAATTTTAAAAAGTGTAACTAAGTTTAACGTTCACTATTTCTAAAACACATCTCTACATCCCCGTCTTTACAAGAAGCCATATTACCATAACAAAATCTAGCAAATTCGTTTTGATTGTTGGGAACACGTGTATTTGCGGTACTATAAAATTGCCTCATAGAACATTCAAAATCAAATTTATCTTCTCTACTATCAAATAATTTATTTCTAATAGTTTCATCATTATTAAAATTTGTAACTATGAAGTCTTGTGTTTCACTATTTATTGCTCTTTCAACAGCTTTATTATATGAAGGTGCGGCCGGAAGGCGATTTGGATTATCTTGTATTTCAGGTAATAATATATTCATTACCGGATTTATCATTGTTGGATTAGTAAAATTATGCTTTACTTTATCATATATATATTCATTGCTAAATGTTTCTCTCGTTTTTTGATTTTCATTATTATTATTATTCAAAACTTTATATGTAATTATTAAAAAAAATAATGAAACAACTCCTGTTACAACAATTTTATAATTATTTGATACTACAAAGCCGGCTAAAGTTAATAATATTACTAATCTTGTTATAGCATTTAATTTTTGCTCTCTCGACATTTCGTCTAAAGGCCATAATTCTGTTATATATTTTTTGCTAAATAAAATAGTTGGGTCATCTATCCAAAATGCAATATTTTCATGCTTAGCATTATTGTTTTCACCAACACAAACATTATTGGCAGAATTAGTAGCGCAATTAGTATCAGAATTAGTAGCATCCAATTTAGTAGCATCCAATTTAATAGTTTTTGTAATAATGTTATCAGCTAATAACACATCATCTTTCAGTTGACCATTACTTGTTCCTATATATGTTTCATTAAAACCGTTAACCATAAGTTATTATATTATAATAACTTAATAATAAATTTTAATATTATTATTGTATAAATAGACTTTTTATACTTTAAAAAATTATTATTAATTATTTTATAAATTATTTAATAATAATAGTTTAATAAACACTAAAGATAACAACACTAAAGATATTATTAATTCTTTTTTCTATGTGCCTTCTTTTTATTATTGGAACCGCGTTTAGAATGTTCATCATTTGATCGTGGAGTAGAAGCAGCAGAGTTACTATTTCCTTGATTTTTTATAATATCTTCAATAAAACTTGTATTAGATTTCATTTCTTCCATTAACGACGAGAGATTGGCTGTTAAATCTTGCAAATCATCTGCATTTTTCATAGCAGCAGCATTTTGTGCATTAGCAGCAGCATTTTGTTGAGCATTTTGTGCATTAGCAGCATAATCTTTATTAGTTTCAGCCTTTTTCCGCATGCGCTCTTTCATTTTAGACATTTTAACATTTTGCTCCATCATATTTTGAAATGCATTTGGGTTAATTTTACCGCCTTTAGGCATAAACTTGTCAAGGTTCATCGACTTTAAAATATCATTAAAATTGGTCATACCAGGCATATTTTTCATATTTTTGAATATTTCGGTAGCCTCTTCTAATAATTCACTTTCTTTAATAGAGCCATCTTTCATTTTGTTATTTATTTTCTTATTAATATTATCAATAAGTCCCATCATTTTTGATGGATTTTTCATAAAACTTTTCAAAAGCTCATTAACGTCTTCTAAATTTTCACTCTCCAAATCAAAGTCTTTTGACGTTTCTTCAGCTATTTCCTTAGCCAATGAACCAATTTTTCCATTTATTAAATTATTTAAATGCGAAAAAAGCTCCTCTTTATCCGGAATAGCATAATCATTGTGCTTATTATTTTTATTAGTATGTTCAGCATCAGTACCATTATCAGCCTCAGTATCAGCATCAGCATCAGCATCATTATGATTTTTCATGTTTTCACTAAAGTCTTTAAAATTATTTGATAAATCGTTAAACATAGTATTAAACAGACCTTCCATATTAGGAAGGTCGCCTAATCCATGACTGTCGTCTTCGCCTTCTTCTCCGTCTCCTTCTTCCTCTTTACTTTCTTGATCATCATTATTTTTTTTAGGAACCTTATTTTCTTTAAATGAAAAAATGTTGCTTAATTCTTCAACGGTGCTTTGAATTTTTGCCGATAAATTTTCACTATCAATGATTTTGAGTAATTCTAATGAATTACCGAAAAATGATATATCATCAATAGATGTAATTATGTTAAATAATAATAGTTGTAAATATTTCCATATTGTTTGTTTGGTTTGTGAACTAGTATCATCATAATATAAATCAGCAAAATCTATATCCGGTAAAAACATAGTACATATAACAGTGTCATCTCTATTGCTATTTTTAACATTATCCTTATTTAGAAAAATATCCTCGTTTTGGTATAATATATCAATACTTCGCACTGCAAAACTATGTTTGCAATATTCATAAACATTATTAAGTGACGTCATAAAATTAATATCTATGCTATCCAAAGTTATAGAATTTATATATTCATCGGCATTCATGTTTTCTTTGTAATGCGGTAAGTTATAATTAATAATAAGCTGATAATCTTTGTTATTTTCAATTAATGAACCTACTTTGTCATTAAAGCTAGTATTTAAATCATTAAGTAAATCCTTGAAAATCTTGTAAAAGTTAATAAGAGTAATAGCAGTTATATTATTTAATGTAAACGCTTTTTTTTCGTCTTTTGATGATGCGTCTTCGACTTCTAAACATGAATCCTCTACTTCTAAGCTTGTATCTTCTAAATCTGGCTTATTATTTTTACTTTTCATTAATAAGTAAAAATAATATTATAACTTTAAATAATAAAAAATAGTAATTAATTATTTAATTACTTAATTACTTAATTATTTAATATATTAAATAATATAAGATTTTTAAACTAAACACCATTTCTTTCTTGTTCTAAATTTTTAATATTAATTTCGCCTATTTTATCAGGAATATAATCATCGGGCGGAGTTTCTATTTTATCACTATGATCTATAGTAGCATAACTATATAACTGCCTTAATCCACCACTACCTTTAGCCATTAATTCATCGCTATTTTGGTCTAAATAACTAAAGTTATCAGAAACAACCCCGCTAGACAATAATTCAAATTTAAATGCTGACGGCTCTCCATTATAATTTGTAGCTTTTTGAACGGCTATTTCCTCCACAGGCTTTAAATAACTTATAATATTGTCTCCATATAATATTTTGTAATTATCATTTATTATCATTAGCGCCGGAACTGCATTAATAGTATTTGGAAGTAAAATTTCTTGGTTGTTTTCTAAAACAACATAAGTAGTATTATTTCTAACTATGCGTTTGTCAATACATATATAATGAATACTAGTTTTAATGCTCGATTTAGATAATAATATTAATATTTTTTTGCAATTTTCACAATAATTACTATAATATAAGATACAACTCATATTATTAAGTTTATATTAATATTTTTAATAGTAATTTTTAATATAATTTTTATGTATATTATATATTTTTTAAAATATATTTTTTCAAAAATATATATTTTCCAATAAATAAAATTGATTATTAAATTATTATAAATAATAAATAATATTTAATAATCAATATTCAATGCTAAAGATGCAAATGCTAACTGAAAAAACTAATTATGAGCCGCACCTTAACATTGAACTATTGACAGGTTCATTTATTGAAAATAAATTTAAAAAGATTTGTACGCAAGCTGTATATGATGCATATTTTAATGAAACCGAAATATGCAATTATTTGGTATATAGGTTGAACACAGATTGCGAAACATTTATTGAAGGTTTTCCGCTTGTTCTTGATTATATTGCATATATAAACACATGTAGAATTGTAACTTGTGAAAATATTCCTGTTATTACATATGTATATAATACACTATTGCGTGAGCCTGGAGATAGGGAGTTAATACCCGAGGACGATGCCTCATTAATCCTTAATAATATTCAATGCTTCTTTGATATTGATGAGGACAAACTAGTTAATGATTTGTTAGCAATAATCAATAAGATTATTGATCAACTAACATAAATAGTGCATAAAGCATAACCAAAATTTATAACGTTTTTTTTAAGTAAATTCATAACATATTCTACTACAGTAATAGAATTTGCTTTGTTTCTTATAAAATAAAATATTGAAATCATATTTTTTTTGACATACATGACATATTATATTAGTATAATTTAATATAATATTTTGTAGCTCATTAGGTAATTTGTTAATCATAATCAGTTATAGTACTGGTTATAACTTTAAATAATAATCACTATTCTTTTATTTATCAAACCTATGATTTATCAAACCTATGATTTATCAAACCTATGATTTATCAAACCTATTTTTAATATTTTCCAAAAATGTGTTAAGAGTTTGAACGAAAGAGGACGACTTATAGCATAATAATTGCAACGTTTGTCGTGTCTTGTTTTTATTATCGTAAATTAAATAGAATTTAGAGCTATCATTTTCATGGTCTTTAATTGAAATATATTTTGGCAACTTTACTATTTTTGGATCTTCATTTTTAACATCATTTTTAACATTATTATTTGAATTATCTAATTCACCTAAAATTTTGATTATTTGATTTAATTTTTCCACAATAGTTATTTTATTGGACTTAGAAGAAATATAGGCCTTATTTTTTATTTGACATGGATGTTTTTCTATTTTAAAGTATTCTCTATATAGTTTTTGTTCAATGTTATAGCACTCTTTATAATAGTTAATATATTTAGGTATGCTTAAATGTAACAATGTATCAGGTAATTTAATAGCATTATGTTTCCTTATTCTCTTACATTCGTCTTTTTTTATTATAATATTTGATAAGTCATTCTTTGATAAGTCATTCTTTGATAAGTCATTCATATATTATAATATAAAGAAAACAAAAATAAAATACAAAAAACAAAAAACAAAAAACAAAAAACAAAAAACAAAAAACAAAAAACAAAAAACAAAAAACAAAAAACAAAAAAAACAAAAATAAAATATTAAAACCAAAACCAAAACTAAAACACAACAGATTTAGTTAAATAAAGCCAAAAGAAAATACCTACAAATGCTTTAGATATTAAGTCCAAAATATTATATCCAATCAATTTAGTTGCTTCATTTGTATAATAAAATAGCCCATAAAGCGACCATGTACCTAAGAAAATCCAGAATATGAACTTTGATTGGACAGTTATTTTTGATCCTGTCATAAAAAGCTTCCATATTGTCCCATATGTTAGAAAAAAGAATATAAAACCCATAAAACCTGCAATATTTTTATTTAATAGTCCAATTTCTCCACTATATCCAAATGCTAACATAGCAAAATTGAGACCCATTGTTACCAAAAATGGTTTGAATTTTACTATTACTTTATTTTCATAGCCTAATATCATAGAGAGAACCAATAACATAAAAGGTGTAGTAATAGACCAGTCAATATAGCGCATAGTGTTAATTTTTTCTATAGGTATAATACTTAAAGGTTTAATTATAGCACTGTCTTTATTTGTAATGTTATCAATAATGTTATTATTATCTTTAGTATCATCATCTTTAACATTATACAAATTTTGCGCCTTATTTATTTCTTCAATAAATAGTCCATAAAAATAGCTTGCAACAATCGAAATACAAGTTTCTAAATTCATAATATGACGAATTTGAGGAATAGGGCTTCGTAATGCTTCTATTAATGTAATTGCAGTAGTTGTAAGTAAAAATACATATGTAATATAAAAACTACTTATTGCTAAAGTTACACTCATAACAATTTGTATTTATAATGTATTATAAAATAATTATTTCATTTAATTTTTTATTTTTAAAAAAATTAAATGAAAAACATAATGAAAAACATAAGACTTATTATTATTATTATTATTATTATTATTATTATTATTATTATTATTTAATTGATCTAATTGCTGTATGCTAGACCACCCATGCCCGACATAATGCGAAGAACGTTGTAGTTAACAGCATATACGCGGACTTTGGCGGTAGAAACACCCTGAACAGTCGCATTCGAAAGAACTAACTGTAAAGTGGCATTATCAATGCGCGAGAAATTGCAGGTGCCCGATGGCTGGTGCTCTTCCGGTCTTAGAGCAAATGAGTAAACATTAATACCGGTGTCGGGAGCACGGGTGTGGTGCTGGAATGGCTGAACTAAATCGAAGTATGTGCCTTCACGCTCCGAGAAGCGATCCTGGCCGTTAAGCTGTAATTTGGCAACTACAACTGGATTTTCACCCCAGCAATGCATATCAATCGCGGTTTCAGCTAAAACGAATGTGCCGGCATCAGATACACCCGATTCGGTCGCGCCACCATTAAAATCTCCGGCAGAGCCATTAGCAAATCCAGACGAAGACTGTAATTTATTAGAAAATGGATCTTCAAAGAGCGACGAAGCAGTGATGTACGAGGTGCTATTAACAAGACCTTTGTTGCCAAAGGCATGAATGGCATTAGGTAACGCATCTAACGCGTCAGTGTAGTTGAATGGCTGGGCACCAAGTAAGTGATTTAGCGAATGGCCTTCGGTGAGCGACGCGCAATAATCAACATTGACGTCAGGCTGAACAACCCAAATTAGCTCTTTGCATGGGTGATTTAAATTCAACTTAATTTTATTGGACGATGAACCAACCGATTCATCACCTGTGAATTGAAGCTGTTCAATTAGGTATTCGTGGGGGTTTTGCGCCATACGTCTGCGCTCGTCAGTGTCTAAGAAAATGTAATCAACAAAGAGCGAAGCAGCCGCTAACGACTGTTTATACGCATTAAGGACTTTTTTACCGGTTCCGTTAACATTGGTAACCGCCCATAAGCATTCTTCGATGTTGCGAATGTCTAAATTAATTTTAACTTCGTGGTACTGTAAAGCAATCAATGGAAGAGCTAGACCGGGGTTACGGCAATACCAGAACTGTAGCGGAACGTATAGAGTTGTTTCTGGTAACGCATTGCGAGGAGCGCATACTTGGCGAACACCATTGGCGGAGCAAGGGCCATCAACGTCCGCAAAAGTGGGGTCGCAAATGTATGTTAATTGAGTGGTGTTGCCAATCATTTTGTAGTAGCCACGCTCCTGCTCTTTCGATAAAGTTAGCTGGTTCCAAATGTGCATCCAATCACCATATTGGCGGTCAATGCGCTGGCCACCAATTTCAACTTCAACCTGCGAAATTAACTGCTCGCCGGGGAAGTCTAACCATCTAGCATATACATTGGGATCAGCTGTTGTACCTAGACCTTGGCCGATTTCGGGAAGTGTGATCTGCAAATAGGTGCGGAAAGCCAAGTCACCGTTGCGCGAAACAGTGCATGTAACACGGCGACCGAAATCCGCTTGTCCGTTGAAAGTTTGCTCAATCGATTCCATGGCAAAATTAGTGTGACGACGATAGGTAACTTTCCAGAAAGTAATTTGGGGATTACCTGTTAAATATACATCTTGTGCGCCATAGGCGACTAATTGCATTAAACCACCAGCCATTTTTTTATAATATTCCTAAAGAAAAAAAATTTTGAAAAATTAATTTAATTGTTTTTAATTATTTAATTGTTTTTAATTAATTAATTAATTGTTTTTTATTAATTAATTGTTTTTTAATTAATTAATTGTTTTTATTACAAAATATTTAATTACAAAAATTAATATATAAATTTTTAATACGCTAAAAATATAATTAGTCTTGCTATGAAGAGAACAGGTGTAATTAAAACGACGCTCGATAATAAACATAATGAAATAATAAAATCATTTAAATACAATGAAGATGTTGCTATCCCTAAATGTTTAAAACAAATTGATAAATTGGAAGCTATGCTAATTAAAACAAAAAATAAGACCGAAATTTTAGAACTTATTAATAAATATAAAAACACTATTAAAGCGCTCAGAAACAAAGAAAAGAATTATTATTTAAATAATTCTAAATATATTTTTGAATATTTTGAAAATAAAAAAAATATATCAATTAATGAAATAGTAGAAAATTCCGACAAAAATGATATAGTAAAACAATTTTTTTCATTAAATTTAGATTGTGACACATGTAATAACATAATAGATAATCCAAATAAAAATAATTTAATAAAAAATGATAGCAATAAAAATATAGATAAATATTTCAACAATATTGATCCTAATTATTTAAATTATGACAAATTTATTTATCCATCAGACATATGTAATATATGTAATAATGGCGAACTAATATATGTTGAAAGCGAAGGCATGACAATATGCTCTAATTGCTCCAATAGTATTAAATATTTAATAGATATAGATAAACCATCATATAAAGAACCGCCTAAAGAAGTATGTTCCTATGCCTATAAACGAATAAATCATTTAAAAGAGATTTTGGCACAATTTCAAGCCAAAGAGAGCACAAATATACCCGACGAAGTATTTGAAAATATTAAAAACCAAATAAAAAAAGAGCGCATAAGTTTGAGTGATTTGTCAAATAAAAAAACTAAGGAAATATTGAAAAATCTTGGTTACAATAAATATTACGAACATATACCTTTTATTAAAGATAAACTAGGAATTAGACCACCCATTATGAGTGCGGAGCTTGAGGAAACATTATGCAATTTATTTATGGAGCTACAAAAGCCATATTCGAAATATTGCCCTAAAGAACGAGTAAATTTTTTAAACTATTATTATACATTATATAAATTATGCGAATTGTTGAATGAGCGCAGTTTTTTACCATATTTTCCTATGTTAAAAGACCGTGAAAAGCGCATAGAACAAGACCAAATATGGAAGAAAATATGTGACGATTTAGGGTGGAAGTTTATTCCTATACCTTAATTTTTATTATACCATCATTTATTATTATACCATCATTTATTATTATATCATAATATACTTTAATCGCCACCTTCACCCAATAATGCAGTAAAAATATTTATTAAATCCAAATAATAGTTTAATGAGGCACTTATAAAGTCGCCACTATAATCACGTTGTAATATAGTGTTTGTATCATACACAATATAAATTGAAAATATAATTAACGTAGCAATAACTAATAATTTTTTTAATAATGAAGATTGAACAATAAAATATTGCACAATGCTAATAATTATTAACGCTAATAAGGCAAAAAACAAAATGAGCGCAGTCATAAAACCTAATTTAATACCGCTCATTATTAGTGCTACTCCAAATACAAACATAGTAACAAAAATACTGGCTGTACCAACTAACGCACTTCTAATAACACCACTATCTAATCCATATTTTCTATATGCTAAAAGAATACCAAAAGCGGCAGAAAAGAGAGAAAACAATATAAATTTCATCCACGACGGCATAGTAACTAATGCCAAAATTAAAATAATAACAATTGTTGCTACTAATGCACCAATATATTTCATGTCATAATTTTTAGCACCTTTTTCTCCTTCTTGCTCTTCCTGTACATTAACATTTTCACTTACATAATAAGTAATATAAAGTTGGAATAATAAATTTGCTAAAATTAACGCAAAGAAACCCTTCTTTTCGTTGATCAACCTAAATACTTGTGCTATATCATTTTTAAAAAAAGATTTTTTGCTTTTATTTGCTACATTTGATTTTTTGGAAATCATTTTAGTATAATATACTAAAATAATTTATTTTGGCAAAAATAGAAAATAAAAAATAGTAATTTAGTTATTATGTATTTTTAATGCGTTTAAAAAATTTGTATTATCAATATAGTAATCAAAGGACGCAGTTACAAAGTCTCCTTCATAGTTGCGATGTAATACATTGTTTGTTGTATTTACTATATATAATGTAAATAAGATTGCAACAGCAATTAGTAGGAGTTTTTTTATAAAAGAATAATAATAAGTATAATATTGCACAACACTTACTATTATTAATACTAAAATAGCATAAAATAAACCAAAAGCCACGCTATTGGTTAATTTAAATCCACTTATAGCTATTCCAAAGAATATCATAAAAGCAAAAACAATAATAGATCCAATTACAGTACTATGTAGTATATTAGGATCAAAATAGTTTTTTATAGATATAAATATTACTCCGTAGGCAACAGAAAAGAGAGAAAATATTATAAATTTTAACCATGCAGACATAGGAACAAATACCAGAATTATAATTAATATGAAACCTATTATATAAGATGCAATAATAATAGTGTTATATGCATTATTTTCCTTATCCTTATCCTTATCCTTATTCTTATCCTTATCCTTATCCTTATCCTTATCCTTATCCTTGCCTGCGTCTAAATTAATATTAGCACTTACATAATAAGTAATATAATGTTGAAACAGCAAATTTAAAAAAATCAATATTAAAAATATTTTTTTCTCACTAATCAACTTAAATAACTTTGAAATATTTTTATTAGAATTCATAATCTATGCTATATTATATACTATATTATAGCATTATTATAATTATTATTATTTTTATTATTTTTATTATAATTATAATATTATAGCATTATAAAAATAATATAATTCTATAATATGCCTTCATCAACCTATAAATCATTAACAAGAAAAAAGAAAGCAGCGCAACAATTTAGAAGAGGTTCAAAAACATTTAGACATAAAAAGAATTTAAGACATAAAAAGAATTTAAGACAAAAAAAGAATTTAAGGCAAAAAATTAGTGTGAAAAAACAATATACAAAAGACAAAAGAAAAGGCAAACGATTTACAAGAGTTGCTCGAGGATTTGTTGATGATTTAAAAGCTGCAGTAAATTATGCAAATATGTTAGATATGTTAGAAGAAACATGCGTATTTTGTCAAATGCCACTAGAAGAAATTAGTAATATCACACAACTAGGCTGCCGCCATATATTTCATACTACATGTTTAATAAAAGCTTTAAGCAGAGGATTTATTAAGTGCCCATTGTGTAGTGCACAAATATTTAGCAGCAAATTCGGCACCTACATCACTAATTTGTTATCTTATAGTCCGCACGAAGCGTTAAATAATGCAGAGACGGTGTTATATAGGACTAATGAGAGGGCGCCGAATACGAATGCGGAGTATATGGCATATATGGCGGTGAGGGCGATGATGGTGAGAGTAGAGGACCCGCCTGAAGAAGCAGCAGCGGAGGATGAGGAGTATGAGGAGGATGAGGAGGAGTATGAGGAGGATGAGGAGGAGTATGAGGAGGATGAGGCAGAGAGGGCGGCGGCAGCGAGGGCGGCGGCAATGGCTAGTGTGGAGGCGGCGAGGACGGAGGCGTCGAGGGTGGCAATAGTGGCTGCTACAAGGGAGTGGATGCAGGCGGAGAGAGCAGCAGCGGAGAGAGCAGCAGCGGAGAGAGCAGCAGCGGAGAGAGCAGCAGCGGAGAGAGCAGCAGCGGAGAGAGCAGCAGCGGAGAGAGCACCAGCGGAGAGAAGAGCATAACCAGGACAAGTTTAAATATAGGCATCATGGAGGCAATATTTAGCACTAGCAAATTCTATTAGGCGTTAATGTATATAATATTGTTTATATTTATAGCGCAAACATTAATTTATAATAATTAACATATTATATTATATTATATTATAATATATTATAATATATTATTATAATATTAATATAATTATAATAATATGCCTTCATCTACCTATAAATTATTAACAATAAAAAGAAAGCAGTAAAACAATTTAGAAGAACAAATAACATAATTGCTATTACTATTTAAAGACATAGTTAGTAATATAATTAATAAGTTATTTTAGGAATAATTTATTCATTTTTTAAAGCATTGGTGCCCGAGCGGTCTAAGGGGTGCGACTCAAGTTCGCATGGCGCAAGCCTCGTGGGTTCGAACCCCACCCAATGTAAACTGTACACATTTTTTTATAATTTAATAAAATAAATTATAAAAAAAATATTTATATTTCATGCTTTTTTAATCATTCTTTCTATCATGCTTTCTATCATGCTTTCTATCATGGTTTTTTATTCGCTATTAGGTATAATACTCGTTTGACGTCGTAGAGGTGGCGGCAGCATAGTTGTGTAATCGCGACTAGGAAGAGGCGGAGTACAAGGTACATATGACTGGCTGCGCTCTACTTGTGTAAATGCAGTTGCCATGCTACTTTTTTGCCTATTTACAACATTTCCAACAGACCTATATGCTGCATTGCACTCATCAGTAGTTTCGCTATAATTGATAGCATGAGTTGGTAGAATTCCGATCTTAGATGCTTCAAAAATAGCGTCTTGATTTGCGCCCAAATAAATCAACTCAATGCTATATGTTTCTTGCGCACTTTTAATGAGTTTCTTGAGAGACTGCGCGTTATACTTTTTACTACAATTTTCGCAGCCATCAGTAGTAATATAAATCAAACATTTATCAAAACTCTGCGGATTATGGAGCTTTTTCTCCATGAAATAGGTGAGCGTTGACCCAATTGCATCATAAAGCGCTGTTTGCCCTCGTGGAACAAATTGGCTTAGCTCAAGGGGGTTAACATCATTAATATTTACAGACTTGGCCAACATGATTTCCTCATGGTCAAACAACTTAATAGATACATTCACAACCTCATCAGGCTTTAGGTCTTGCTTAATAATAGCTAAAGTCGAATTAATACCGCCAACAGTGTCTGCTTCCTTGCCCGACATAGATCCAGAGCGGTCAATAATAGCAACAACTTCTTGGATAATAGACATAGTTTATAGGTTGATTAGTTACTAACTAATAACTATTAATTTATTTTTAAATCAATTTTATTTATAGATTTAAGATTAGTTTGTATCTTCAAAAAAAAGCAAAAAAAAGCAAATAATAATAAAATAAAAATTGAAAATATATAAGGACTTATTTATAATTTATATATATTAATTATAAATGTCATATAAGGCAAAAGTATCAAATATTG